TAGGTGACGGTGGTACTAAGAACTATACAATCAATCAAGATTGTTCTATAGATGCCTTCGGAAAAATTGGTTGGAAGAACAAGAATGGTGGTCATAAGGCTACTTTCGTTAACGCAGATTCCTTCCTAAGCACCAATATAAATTATATTGTATCCGTTGCTCCTTCTACAGGTGCATTAGTATTAACACTACCAACGGATGCTGTAACTGGAGATGTCATAAGGATTACTGAAGTTGGTGGTAACTTAACTTACAACAACTCTCTAGTTATCCGTGCTCCATTAGCAAATGGAGAACCAGTTGCAATTCAAGGTGATACTGAAGGTACTAAGTTGGGTGGATTGGGTAACCCATACGGATCTGGTGAACTCGTTGTTCAGAATAAGAATGCTTCCTTCGGATTAATTTTCGTAGGAAATACAGACGGAACAAACTTTATTCCTGCTGCAAATCAAGGTTGGTGGTTAACAGAACTATAATGGCATTTTATAACAGAGTAAAAACAATGAAGAACTCCCCTATTGGCACTATCATGCCATGGGGAGGTAATTCAAATCTCAGAGGATCTAATCCTCCTAATGTACCACATGGTTGGATATTGTGTGATGGAACATCACATCCTGCTAAAAATTATCCATTACTAGCATCTATGATAGGTAACACTTATGGACCTAGTGATACAGCAATTAAAGGTCAGTATCCAGATTATGAGGATGCCGATCTTTTTCGTGTACCTAACCTAGCTGGTAGATCAATGGTAGACCTTGAAAGGTCTATGTTATTAGATAGTAAGTATCAATATGGTCAATCCGATGCATATAATGTTGTTGGTGATTTAATTGAAGGTGATGGTACTTCTGTAACTCCACCTGCTATCTACAGTGCTGATACTGATATAACATTTACAATGGGTACTCTTAATAATATGGCAGGTAGAATTCAAGAGTTTACTCTTAATGATCCTACATGGTCTAAGACATATTATGTTATTGGTAGAAAATTAGGGATAGACCATACTCCTGCTCACAGACATCCAGGTCAATATACAACAGCAATGACTGATGGTAAGTATGTTCAAGTATTTGAAACATCAAACTATCAATTAAGTGGTTCTCCTGATTATGAATCTGCTAACTTGACTGGTACTGCTAGTGGTGATAGTCCTGATACTTGGAAGCAAGGAGCTGGATCTATAACATATTATGATGAAAATACTCTTCCAGTGACAGATGAAGCTTTAAACTTTGACCCTGCATCAAAGTCTCTTATACCAGAAACAGGTTTACAAAGACTTATACCAAAGGGAGGAGGTAATACTCCTGAGTTTAATGATACGTATAACTACGGTCATGCAGAACCTGCACATACTGGAGTGTTTCCACCACCAGTTACTATATTTGGTGCTCGTAACTATTTGAATGATGATCAGACAGTTACATATCCAACTAATATAAGTCACTCAGGTGAAGACTTTACTCAGCCAGCTCTTGCTCCGCATAATCATTTTTCATTTGATATTTCTATGAACATGGGAGGACTGAGACCACCTGCAAACATTGCAATTAATAATGTCCAATCATACACTACTAACGTAACTAACATTGATAGTGCGTTAAATATAGTAATGGATAACAACACACCCTCTCAGACGATCATAATGATAATAAGGGCATTCTAATGGCAGCATTTTTATCCGAAGAAAGAAACAAGTTAGGAACTACTACAGGTTCTATAATAGCATTCAGTAGAGAATTGGATGTTAATGATCCTGAAGTTGGTTTAAGTAGATCTTTATTACCTGCTGGTTATTTGAGATGTGATGGTGCTGTATATAATGAGAATCAATACCCTGCTATTGCTGAAATTATAGGAACAGGAGCAGGTTGTGTATTTAAACAAACTGATACTGTTTTATTAGATACACAGTTCCAAGTACCAGATCTAAGAAGTAAACATATCAGAGCATCTAGTGGATCTGATCAAGGTGTTATTAATGATCTGACAGTAACTAATGCTGGTGGACAGGTGATAGATAAATCTGGTGTTGGAATTGAGGTTACAAGTAATGTAGGAACTACTGCTATTATAGATTTAACAGGACAATTTAGAATTCCACCACAGTCAGCATCATTAAGAGGACAAGTATCATTTACTAGACCTAGAAATACTGATGCAGAAGTTGTTACTATCAATGCATTTCAACCACATGCTCACTATACAACTACAAGAAGATGTAGAATTAAGAGGAGATCTGGTAATGATGTATTTGAATTAAATTATTATAGAAATGCTTCTACTATTGGTGTGCATGAATGGTATTATCATACTATGACAGATCCTAATTGTACTAATAATAGTATTAATAATAGTCCTGATCAACAAGTATGCCAACCAGCATGTAAGTTTTATGGTGAGTCGATGAGTTTTGGACCAGGACTTTGGATTCCAAGTGGTTTTGGTGTAAGTTACCAGTATCATGGTATATGTAAGAACGCTTGTTCTAGTTTCGATCAATATTGTCTTGTTCCCGATAATATTGGTACTACACAGAGTGGTAATAGTTTCAACCAGAACCCATCAATTAGTCCTTTATACATAGAAACTTATCCGAATCTATGTCGTCAGACAATACTTTGGAATACCTCTACATTCCAGTGTTCAGGTGTTGCATCTGGGATTAATTTTACTATACCACCAAACTATATTTCAACATCAACTGAAATTCCTGATGATGATATTCCACAGACAGGTGACAATGGTTATTCACACACTGCTACAACAGCAAACGTTTTACCACTTGATCGTATAGTTGATAATACTGCACAGACAGCATATCCACAGGTTTCTAATATTATTGAGACAACTACTCCTCTCAACTATGAGAATGATCCAACGGAACATACACATACTATAACATATACAACAGGACAAACTAACTATACTTTAAACACACCTGAATTCTTTATAAGTACTGATGGTATGTCCTCATCAATACAAATTAATCCAGATAATACTAGAAAAATGGACAATTTGATTGCTCCTTTTACTATGGTCGATTACCTAATTAAAATCTAATGACTACAAGAACTATTCGCTCTAATTATCTTGCAGATAAGGTCACTTATGCCTCATCTACAGTTCCTATTGGGACGATAATTCCTATATTTAAAGCAAACGATGATAAGGTAATTGATGATGGTGTTGTAACTGCTGTTGCTGCATATTCTATTAACTCTGGTAGTGGATACACAACAGATATAATAAGTCCTGCTGGATTTGAAACACAAGCAATAGAAATTGCAGTTAACCCTGCATCTACATTCTCTGTAAGTAATGATACTATAACATATCCTGCTATCAGTAGTATTTTAAGTACTGGTGATAAAATTTTTGTTAAGAGTAGTTCACAAAATCCTAATAGAGCAGCTTTAGGTGGATCTATACAATCATTTACCATAACCAATGGTGGTTCTGGATATGTAGGAACACCAACTGTTACAGTAACAGATAATGGTAGTGGTCCAGTTACAGTAGGTCAATTCCAAGTTGCTGTATCTGCTGGTGTTGTTACTGGTATTAATGTATTAAATGGTGGTATAGGATATCAATTCCCAGTAGTTAGTATAACAGGAGGAGGTGGTTCTAATGCAACAGCAACTGCCACTTTATCAAGTGGTGGTACTGGTGGTACAGGTATTAATGAAGGACAAGAGTACGTAGTTGATGTAACAGGATCAAATACTTTTAGGTTAGCAAGATCACAAGCAGATATTAATGGTGGTAAATTCTTTAATATAACTGATTTAGGAACTTCTGGTAATGTTGTTTTAGTTACATCACAAGGATTTGGTTTAAGAGTTGGTGTTGCTGCACAAAATACTGGTGCTATTAACTACCTTGTTATTAAACAGGATGGATATGGATATAAGTCGGGAGATACATTAAAAATTTTACAGCCAGGATCAAATGGTGATGGTAAAGTTACTGTAACAACAGTATCATCTGATAGTGCTGATAATCCAATGGATCAATATCCTGGATTTTTATATTGTGATGGGTCAATATATGGTGCAGCAGACTTCCCACTTTTATATGAAGTAATCAAAGATAATTATGGTGGTACTGGTGGAGGATATAATAGAGATGACTTTGGAAGTAGTTCGGCAATAACATTTGCAGTACCAGATTATAAAACAAAGAAATTACTTGGTGCTGGTGGAGGTGTAACTGGTGGTGGATCTCCTGTAGCAGGTGAGGTTATATCTGCTGTTGGTGCATCTGGTGGTAAATGGTATTTTAGTAAGAGTCAACAAGAACAGTTGATGGATATTGGTAACGTTATAATATCTGGTTATGCTAATGTTACTGATTTTGTAAGTGCCACTCTCACTGGTGAAATTACAATGACAGTGGGACCACTACAAGAGAAAATGATTTCTGCTGTCCCAGAACATGACCATGACATATTAACATCTACCGCACCACAGGCAGGAGCATTTGATGGTTCTGGATATGTTGTTGATGATCATTGTGTCAGTTATAAAGATGGTACTGGACAGGTACTTTTCTTCCAGCCCAATGGTGGTGTACCATTATTCCATACTCATGGTATAGTAGATTATATTGTTACTGATCCTCTTGCTTCAACTTATGGTAATGTTGCTGGTATTGGAACTAAGATAACAAAGACAATTACTCAATCTTCATTTAATACAACAAATGACACCATCACCATAACTGGTCATGGTATGAATACTGGACATAAATTAAGAGTTCAATCAAACCCTGCTACTAACGTTGCACAATTCCAATATCAAAATGGTAATCCACCAACAGGTGCAACAATTACAGGTGGTTTCACTGTCAATTCTGTTTGGTATGTTGTTAAGGTAGATGATAATACTGTTAAAATAGCAACATCTAAGTATAACGCAATAAGAAGTAATACTGTTGATATTGTTACGACTGGTGATACTGCCAGTATAGTTGTAGAAGTAGCATATAATGCTGCTGGTAACTTCCCTTCAGAACCAACAACTACAATTACTACACCAAACCCAACAGTTTGGGATATTGATAACAATTATGTTGTTGGTGGTAAAACAATAACGACAGATGGTATTGAGTATGGATCAATAGAATATGTTTTACAGGCACAAGGTGTTGCTGGTAGTTATAATGTACCTGCATCAACTACAGAACAAGAACCAATATCGGCTATTATTGGTCAATTAACTGGTGGTGGTGGAGTAGGTGCTAATACTTTAACTGCTGGTTCTGCTGGTTTAGATACTTATTGGCAAGGGACATTTGGTGGTTATGATTATAAGGTTATTGCTGGTGGCGGTGGTGGTGGAAATGCGTGGACTGAATTAATACAAACAAAAGATTGGGTTGCAGTAGGATCAGGACAAATATCTGGTGGTGCTGCTGCTGTATGGTCTACTTTCTTACTGAATAATGGAATTTATCCAATAGCTGTCACACCATATACTAACAGTGATCCTTATGTTAATCAATGGGTAACATGTGGTGTTGGTATTAATGTAGATGCATCTCTTGCTGCTGCTGGTTTTAATGTTGAATTCCATTGTGATGG